CCTGGGTTCTTGGAGAATACTTTGACATCCTGGCAAAAACAAGTGGAGGTAGCACATCGTCATATTGGTGTGATTATTTTTATGCGAATGCTACTGGCCAGCTTGCGTTGTGGGGCGGTTCTGCGAATTACGGCTCGCTGGCCGGTCTCGGTTATGCGGATACGTATAACGCTTGGTCGGCTGCGCATGCGCGCTTCGGCTCTCGCCTTGCCTATTATGGCAAACTGAATTGGATGTCTGGTGCAAATCTGGTAGCTAGTCTTTAATTTCCTGTCCTATAATTTGCAGCACCTTCAAAATATATTTGCCTAAGAAATCCTGCTGCCAGAAATGGCAGCAGGTAGGCAGATGGGAATGAGAGCTGGTTCTTGCGTTGTGGGGCGGTTCTGCGAATAACGGCTCGCTGGCCGGTCTCGGTTATGCGAATACGAATAACGCTTGGTCGAATGCGAATGCGAACATCGGCTCTCGCCATACAAGAAATGAGAAACGGATTCCCTGCGCCTTGACCCTGCATCGTGAATGCAGCGTAACGGACAGTAATGGCCGTGATGTCAGAAAAAATATTGCGGAAAGGCTCTTATTGAGCAAGCAGTGCTAGTAGGTTTAGTCTCGAAAGCTCTGGGCATCCCGATCTTGCAAGATGATTGGGCATAAAATAGTCTGAAAAGACAGTATGTATGGTAAAACGAAGAGGTTATTTACTCGAAAAAGTAGCAGACATGGATAATCTGAGGCTTGCTGATAAAGAGGCCCAGGCTGGGAAGGTCAGAAAGAATAGACATATCAGAAGGCATAATCTTCACGCTGAAGAGGATCTTATTGCCTTGCATGATATGATTCTGAATTTAGATTTCCCAGATCCGGAATATAAGACTCTCATAATAGCTAATGATAATGGCAAAGTTAGAGAGATTAAAAGCCAGAAGTATTATCCTTGGAGAATCCTTCATCATGCTATAATGAATGTGATAGGTAAAGATTTATATCATCGGCTTATTGATGATTCTTTTGCCTGCGTACCTGGCAAGGGATTGCATTTTGGGGTAAAAAGGATGAAGATGATGCTAAGGCGGTACCCTGAGAATAAATGGTTCTGGAAAGCTGATTGCAAGAAGTTTTATCAGAGCATTCCACATGAGGAAGTAATGAAGGCTCTTGAAAGAAAATTTAAGGATAGAAAGTTCTTGAAGCTGATAGAAATTGCCATCCTGAATTACGATTCTGGAGTGGAAATGCAGAAGATCCTTAGTGATGAAAGGGAAAAGAGGATTGCCAATTGGGGCATACACCAGCCAGCCTTTAGCCAATTACACAGTAAGTGACATCGATCATTATATTAAGGAAAAGCTGCATTGCAAATGCTACTTGAGATATTGTGATGATGTAGTAGGACTGGCCAGGACAAAACATGAAGCTTGGAAGATGCTGAATGAGTATGTGAGGCTGAATGATCTGTCTGGATTGGTAGTTAAAGCGAATGTTATTGTGGCACCAATCGCCACTTTTGCTGATGGGAAGAAAAGACATAGGAAAAGGCAGCGTAGCCATAAAAGGAAGATGCATTGATTATCTCGGTTATGAGTTTGCCACCAATGGTGTGAGACTTAGAAAGAGTATCAAGCAGAAGTTTGCCAGATCAGTGGCAAGGATTAAAGATCCAGTCAGAAAAAGGCAGGTTCTGGCCAGCTATTGGGGCTGGTGCAAATGGGGCAACTGTCGCAATTTATGGAATGTTATAACGAATAGAGATATGAGTTTCGCAAAGAAAGGAATCCATCAGGACTTCAAGACCAAGGATGGAAAGAAATTTTTCGATGTAAAGAACACCAGAATATCAGATATTCTGAATGTTCCTATAACAGTGCTTGACTTTGAGTCTGACATAAATACAAAAGAAGGCTCTGGAAGATATTGCGTTCTTTATGAAGATGCATCGCACCAGAAAGGCAAGTTCATAACGAATGCCTTCAACTTAAAGAATGTGCTTGATCAGGCAAGAAAGGCTGAGAAATCCGGACAGAAGATCTTTCCTGTTGATGGAGTAGTTATTAGGAGAAGAAGCCTGGGTGATGGCAAAAGTGCTTATTATTTTGATGAATAAACTTATAGAAAAATATGAAATGTATTTATCCATTATCTGAAGTACCTTCCAGCGGAGTGCTTGTTATTCAGGAAGGTTCAATCATTAGATTATTCTTCGATTTCAACGAGGATCCAATCACTATGGAAGATGATCCAAGCACCTATCATGAATGTGAGAATGTAGATGTTGCTGGCCGTGGCTATGATGAAATTGTGGCTGGAATCATCAATGACAGGTATTCTTTTAATGATGCTCAGGCTATCATGGCTAATTATGTTCTTGCAAAAGACTCGGAAAGCGATCTCACTGAAGAAAAAAGATCTGAATATCTTGAAGAATATGAAGCTTTCCAGGCTTGGAGAGCGAAAGCCAAGGTAGTTGCTAAAAATGTCATAGCTGGAATAGCGTAATTATGATTGAGGCAAGTGGACATATCACTATCAGAAGGCGTGCTAAAGATGGGCAAAAAGGCGACACCGGATTAGCTGGCCAGCTGCTTCGCTGTACTGAGTTCCAGGATGGTACGCAATATCATAATGATGATGAGAGCGTGACTGCACCAAGGTATCTTGATATAGTCTATGTTTATAATGGCAGTGATACTTCCAGACCGTGGAGGGTATATCAATGCCTGGTGAAAACCAATGACTCCACAACATATACGGCAAAGACTTCAGATCTGTCCAATTCATCCAAGTGGAAAGAGCTGAATAACCTCCAGCCGATTTACGTACCTTTAATAATAGCACAGAATGCCCTATTAAGATTGTTGCAGAGCAATCAGATCTTAGTCATGAAGGCTGATGGTACAACTGTCAATCTTGGACTGGGTGGCGGCCAATATCCACTGTGGATAGGTGCTGCAAATCCAACTGATGCTAAAAGCTATTGGGATATAGATGGTAAAATACATGCAGTTGATGGCGAGTTCACAGGCAAGGTAACAGCAGAATCTGGCCTTATTGGAGGGTTCTATATCAGGAAGGATTCATCAGGCAATCCACATTTGATTTCTACCCATGGGACTCTGAATGGTGCCGAAAGCGATGATTACACAAATTCTTCTTTCGTACCTGCCATTGATTTGGATGGAGAGACTGGACAAATCAAGATTGCAGGAGGCACTTTCAAAGTCAATGCAGATGGCTCTATTGCAATAGGGGATAACTTCAGTGTATCGGCTGCTGGAAAACTCAAAGGCAGCGGTGCTGAATTGGAAGGCCTGGTGATAAAGAAAACCGTATCATCTAATGGAGTAACCAATACCTACAAGGTATATTTGGATTCATCTGGCAAATTCTGGATATATGGTGATCTGTATTCGCAAGGCGTTAATAATTTCATTAATGAAGATGGCTCTGTAACTTCGAGATCTCAGAGATATTATTCCAGCGATATATGGTGCAGGGGCTATTTCGGACATCATGGGCGGAATGTCCTTGAAGTCCATGCAAGAACAGCGTATTTTCACACTCAGGGCCAGAGCGGAACATTTGCTGGAGTTGTAATGAGATTATCGACTACAACTGATAGTAAATCCAATTCGGCAAAGGAAATTCCGCTGTATGGAGGTACAGCAAATGGTGATGCTGCTGGTTTCCCGGTCGATGTGGTGATTTTCAGCGGAGATTGCAGTTCATCGAACTATGTACTTAGCGAGGCCGGAATTGGCAAGACTGTTATTGTGGCTAATGCTAATGATAATGCATCTACTCATTTATATGTAGGTGGTGTTAGGATAGAGGTGAATGGAGGTAAGGCAATGCTGCTTGTATATGTTGGCAATTCGATGCTGGTGCCTGCAACATCATCATCTTATCTTGGTAAAGGTTGGATGACTGTAGGTAGCAATGATAATAATTTTGTGTGGACTTAATCTATATCATTATGACACAAAATGTAGATTATACTGGAGATATACTTGCAGATAGTGCTACAACGGCTGGAGAGGCTGTGTCCACAGGCACTGCAACTGCTCTATTGCTATTTTGTCAAAACACACTCGCAGAAATGCTGCCTCTTCTGATTATTGCTGCAACTATCATTGTTTTAGATCTGATATTCGGTATTAAAGCCTCTAAGAAACGTGGAGATCCAATACGCATCTCAAGAGCTATCAGGCGCACCCTGGGCAAGATGGTCGAATATTTCTGCTGGTGCCTGCTGGCTTCCAGCATTGGTGTTGCTCTTAAATTACCTGCACTCGAAACAGTGATAATACTGGTAGTGATTGGAATAGAGATTATATCTATAGTCCAGAACTGGTATTTTGCCAAGTACGGTAAGAAAGTCAAGATAAATGCTGCCAAGCTTGCAGCTAAAACCATAGAAGCTAAAACTGGCATAATAGGTCTGGATGAGGCTATCACAGTTAACGATAACGAATCTAAAAAAGAATCTCATAATGGCGAAAATTGACATATTGGCTCCATGGATTTTGAGCTTTGAAGGTGGATTTGTGACTGATAAATATGATGCTGGTGGTGCAACCAATAAGGGTGTCACTCTGGCCACATGGAAGAAGCAGGGCTATGACAAGAATGGAGATGGCAAGATCGATGTCGAGGATCTTAAACTCATTACTGATGCCGATGCCACCAGAATCATGAAAGCAAACTATTGGAATCGATGGAAGGCAGATCAGATCCTGGATCAGTCTTTAGCAAATATCCTGGTTGACTGGGTATGGGGATCTGGCAGATATGGGATTACAATACCTCAGCGAATGCTTGGAGTTAAGGTTGACGGTATAGTAGGATCTCTTACTCTTGCAGCTCTCAACAAGCAGGATCCAGAAGCATTCTTCAATCGGGTAAAGTTCAAAAGAGAACAATTTTTCCGTGACATCTGTGATAGGAGGCCTGCTAATAACAGATTCCTTAAAGGCTGGCTACGAAGGCTGGATGCTATAGGTTATGGCTATCTGATTTATAATTCCATACCACAGAAAAAGGTTGTTTTTTAATATGACCAGGAATTATCTTATTGCTCTTGCCATTTGTGCCTGGCTTCCTCTAACCACAGGATGCTCCCCAAAGATTTATCCCGAAAAGACTGCATCTGACTCCTTTTCCGTCATAGTAAAAGATACTGTCATCTATCGTGATAGCATTATCTATGTTAAGATTCCTGACGGAATTTCTACTGGACTTGTGCCAAAAGATAGCACAAGCCACCTCGAAACACAGGTTGCTGAATCTGATGCTTGGATTGAGAGTGGCCAGCTGCATCATACATTAATTAATAAGGATGTCATGCTGCCAGCACCAATCAAGGTGCCTAAAGAGATTCATACTGAAGCAAAGAATCATGTCAATGTCGAGAGAATGATTCAAAGAGTATATGTCGAAAAGCAGCTCTCTGTCTGGCAGTCTTTCAGGATCTCACTTGGCACTATAAGCCTGGTATGCATCTGCTTGTATCTGTTAATCAAATTTGGCAGGATAGCAATTAAGACATGGCTAAAGAAATAGAAGAACTTTTTCATACAGATTTTTGATTTAAAAACAGTAGATAGACGTGAGTCTATGATGTTTTTGCGAAAGTTAAATAATAGTTAAAGTAATTGTTCAACGGATATGTCGAGAGATATATCCGTTATCTATTAATCAGTATGCAGATCATTTTTTATTGAGTATATCAACTGCTTTCAGTTGGCTATTTGCTTCTGGAGTTTTGCCGACATAGATTGCCGTAACTGCTACACTGGAATGATCTGCTTGCTTTTGTACCTGATTGATAGGGACTCCACTATTTAACATGTTGGTTATACCTGTGTCTTTCAGGCTGTAGAATTGTACTTCCATTGGAAGGTCGCATTCTTTCCTTATATAATCCCAATACTTTGCAAATTTTCTTGAACATACAAGTTTCGGCCCAGGTGTAAAATCGAACATCGAATGATCACCAAAAAGATACCATGTGGGGTTGCTATAGTCAAGTCTTTGCAATGATGGCATCAATTCATCCGGAATCGTTCTGAATGAATCATTGTCATTTTTGGCTATTGAAGCTTTAATATGAACAACCTGCCTTTTCAGGTCTATATCCTCACACTTGAGTAGGGCTATTTCCTTTGGCCGTATAAAGCAGCCATAACAGAGCAGGCAAATGGCTAAGTATTCTGGATTGTTCTCTTTCAGGAAGCCAAAAATAGCATCAAGCTCAGAGTCTTTTATCAGCCTTCTATTCTTCTTTGTCAGGCGTTTTGGCTTCTTATGAAGGCCATTGAACGGATTGGCAGAAACATAGCCATGAGACAGCATCCATTCAAACAAGCAATGAGAGAATGTGAGATAATTGTTATATGTCCTAGGAGAGAGCCTGGAATCACTGTCAACATCGGCCATGAATCTAACAGCATGCTCTTTTGCAAATTGACTGGCATAGGTCTCTTCATTGAATCCAATTCTTTTCAGCCAATCTTTGAGGATCTTGACTAATGATGTATAGCTTCGCATTGAATTAGGCTCTAACTCCTTTCCCTTTGTTGCCAGAAAGTCATCCATTGCATGGAATAGGCTTGTATATGCTTTGGGAGCCTTATCATCTATCATTGGATTCCAGCCTAGGGAAAGCTTTTCTCCAACGGATGCCATGATGCCTCTTGCTGCTGCCATTCTTTCTTTTAGATTGTGGAAGCGATTAAGCTTTATCCGGAATCTTTTCATTTTCCCCGTTTCCGGATTTTTGACATAATAAGAGATGTACCAGGTTTTGCCTTTTGTTAGCCTGGGAGGAACATAATGCACGTAGGCTTGTGGTTTGAGAAAATACATTTTTTTTTCTTTGGACAGCTCCAGGAGGGTGCTGTACAAAGAAAATTGCTGGCCCGATTCTGTCCCGATTTTTTCGGGATTGGCTGATAACTCATTGGTATTATTCGAGTTATCAAGATTTTGCGGAGAGACCGAGATTCTCATACCTGTTCAAATAAAAACTTAACTCCTTAATTATCAGTGATATTGATTTTGGCAGAATGGCCCAAAATGACTGATTTTGTCCCGATTCTGTCCCGATACCACCAGCTGTAACTCATAGTGGCTTAATCTTTTCCAGCCGTTTCCCATTATTTTCTTGAGATGCAGAGGCCGGTAATTTCCCAATATGATGGATCATTATATTCTGTCTTACTGATCTGAACCAGGTTCATCTGCACATATCTAATCTTAAGGTTAGCAATTCCATCAGCACCCAGTTCCTTTGCTTTCTGCACTGCTATATCAAGCAACGTAGATCCGGAAATTTCTTCCGGTACCAGGTTGGTTGATGAACTGGCATACATGCCATCAGTATATTTTTGACTTTTCCCCTTCTGATAAGATTTTTCTGCTGGGATCATTGCTGGCTGAACTTCAATACGAATATCACCAAGTGAAGTGAATTGACCAGGATAAGGATCTGGACTCAGGAAGAATCCTTCCTCAGCGTATGGTCTATAATCAAGAAAGAATGTGTTGACAGATCTTTCTCGTGGCTTCATCACAGAACATCCTGAGATGATAATTATAACTCCTAAAACATAAAGTAACTTCTTCATGGTTGTATTTCGTTAGTGTTTTTAATATTTCTTTATCTTACAAATAGATCCGTTCACTATTCCCCATTTGCAGCGGCACATCCTGCATGATCTTCCTGCTGGGCATCCTCTGAATAGCCTCTTTTTTCTAATAATTCAATAGTGTGAGCCTGCATTTCTATTGTTCGCTGTTGCGATTTAATGATTTCCATCAGGTTTTTATTATTGTCCATTAACTCTTTCGGACTTGGTGCAATGTCAGGTTGCAACATGCTAGTATTCCATTCTTTGTTGGCAAGAATCTTAACTAGGTGCTTATGAGGCAAAGGGCTGCTGCCACTCTCTATCTGCGAAACGAAATTTTCACTAATGCCAAGAAATTCTGCTAAATCTTTTTGCCGAATTTGATTGACTTTTCTAAAGGCTTTAAGGTCGTTCATAATGTTGTAATCATTAATGACTTAAGAAAACATTGATAAAATTCTTAATAAAACATTTGTTATTTACTCAGGTATTATTAACTTTGCAAAAGTTGACATGTAAACAAACCAAAGTTAGTAAAGAGAATGGGAATGGCAATAGTTAAAGAGTACCTGAAGATAACTCCAGATCTGCGAGTTGAAATCACTAATCGCTTCCACATTACCAGGCAGGCACTGTGGAAGATACTCTCCAATCGAAGCAATTCAGCCAGGGCTAAGGAAATACGTAAATATGCTGAAGAGCGTGGTGGAAAGTGGATAGTGATGATTCCTGTTGACAAATCAACACAGGCACCCACTAACAATGGTGTTTTTGAGCCTTTGAAAAAAGTTAACAAGTAAATTAATTATCATGCCGGAATTTGTTGAGCAGCATAACCTTAAAAGCTTAAGGAAGGAGTTCGCAGCCCAAGGTGTGTTTTACACAGATTTGGCTTTGGCTAACATGCTTAAAGACATCATTACAAATTGCATTGAAAAATGCGATGAAGTATATGATCCTACATGCGGATCTGGAAGTCTCTTATCTGTGTTTCCTGACACAGTAAAAAAATTTGGTCAAGAGCTAGATTATGGCCAGGCTGAAGTTGCCAGGCACAGACTCACAAATTGCGAAATTGCCACCGGTGATACTCTTGCTAATCCTGCTGTGGGGCATAAATTTCGGGCTATTGTCGCTAATTATCCTTTCTCGATCAAATGGCATCCGGAACTGGTTGAAGCAGATGATGAAAGATTCCAGGCTGCTCTTTGCCTGCCACCACAATCCAAGGCTGACTATGCCTTTATCTTGCATATATTGAACTACTTGGCTGATGACGGATGTGCCGCTGTTTTGTGTTTCCCTGGGATCTTATATAGAGGAAATAGAGAGGGTAAGATTAGGCGGTGGATAGTCTCACAACACATTATTCAAAGCGTTACACTTATCGAAAAGGGGCATTTTGTTGATACAAATATTTCTACGGCCCTCATTGTATTTCGAAAAGGGATTGATCTCTATAAAATCAAGTTTTCAGATTTGACATCAGGAAAGTCAGTAGAGATCCCATGCGATCAGATCCTTGCCGATGTCGATGCCAACCTTTCTCCAAGCTCCTACATGGAGCCTGATATGCCACCTCAGCCTACAACAGAGGATATGCTGGAAATCGATAAGCGAGGCAATGAGGCGATGATCAAGAGCATAGATGATCAGCTTCAGCTTGTGGCTTTATGTCATGCTTCTGGCTTTGGCCATGATCCAGTAGATCTCGCTAATGAAATAATCAGGCACTGCCAAAAATTTATTGAAGATTATCAAAACAATAGGATAGTATGAAAAAGATGACAGTTGTTCCATTCATTGCTCCACACCCTCCTGTGAGGTACACTGAGAGCGGCTACTGCAACGGCTATGTCGCTGTTCCCAAGAGCAATAAACTATGGGGTATTACAGATTTCCAAAAAAAACGTGAGATATGAAAAAAAACATTGACAGATTGACAGGATGCATCTGGATGATGCTGACTGCATTTATCGCTATAGCATTGCTTATCAATGCTGTCAGCGCACTAATGAGCAAGGCGCAATTCGCCTGGTGGCACTTATTTACTCTGGCTATATGCTGGAATCTATCGAAGGAATTTTCTAATGGCCAGTCTGATGTAATATTCAGATCATATCTCACGAAAATCAGGGCCTCACTGGTCAGGCCCTTTTCATTGCTCAAAGGAGCAATGTCATTCGTGATTAGGAAGATATTAAAAATCTATCATGCTATGAGAGTTGAATTGTCAAATGCCAGGACACACAGGCTGGCAAAGAAAGCATTTCCCTGGGCTGAGAAAATTGTAAAAGTCAAAGGTGGATGGCTGTGTTTTGAATCATATAATGATTTCCTGATTTGGAATACCAGAGATCAATCGAAAGAAGCGAAATGATGCATTTAATGAGGCGTGTAGAGGATGATCTTACTGTGAGAGACTTTGTGGTTGATCCATTGAAGCTGTCTCGCACTGAGGCGTTTGCCCTGATTGATGCCATTTGTCTTGCCCTTCCAGGATGGGAAAGAGATCTCACTGATTTGCTAGATGAAGCAAAGATAGAACCTGGTAAAGAAAGAGAAACATCATTCATTCAGGCAAGGCTCTTTTGCGAACAGAGGATCAATTTCGCTGAACGGATGATAAAGGAAATTAAGGAGTTTTTCGATGATAAGCAAAGATGATATATTGCTGGCTACGGAACAGGGGAAAGCTGTGATTGCATACTATTATCCACAGAGCAGCAGCTGTTTCGTAGAAGGCGCACATAAGAATTTCAAAATCAGAGAGGATGATAAACATCCATCCTGTGCGGTTTTCAAGGACACTAAAGGCATTTGGATGATCCAGGATAAAGGCGGTGCAGACAATAAGGCTCGCACTTGCTTTCAGCTGGTTATGGAGAATGAGCATCTGACTTTTCCCCAGGCTATCGACTGGATAGCAGCCAAATTTGCGCCTGAACTGCTTGAAAAAGATAGGGCCGGATGGGTGCCATCAACCAAGCCAATGCCCACTATCGAGAAAGCAGCTCCGCATGATGATTATGAGGTTGGGAAACGGCCAGGCCTGAAGTTTACAGACAAAGAGCTTGCTCAATTGGGCTATAAGATTACGCCTGAACTCTGTGCTGATCTTTGCCTTATTCCTTTGGATTATTATATCACAAAGAAAAATGCGAAAGGCCAGAGCTATAAGATTGCCAGCAATGAGTCATATCCAATCTATTACTATGACTATGGAAGCTATGGAAAGATATATCAGCCTCTTGGTGAAGTTAGATTCCTATGGGTTGGCCAGAAGCCCACTAATCTGCTGTCTGGAGAGAAAGAGTTTATGGCCAGGATGGATGCTGTCAAAGCACACACCTGGTCGGCTACCAAGATAGTCAAGTCTGTTGATGATGATGGCCATGAGCAAGAGGAACAGGAAGATATTAGCTGGGATAAGCTTATTATCTGCTCTGGGCCATCTGATGCTCTGAACGTGCATAATGCAGGGTATCATGTCTGCTGGCCAAATTCTGAAACGGCTGAATTGAAGGAATACGATTTCAGGCAGCTGAAGGAAATAGCAAAGGATATTTATTTGCTATATGATATTGATGACACAGGCATGGCCAGCATGAAGAAGATAGGCCTCTCTTACCTGGATGTTAAGCTTATCATACTTCCAGCAGAGCTGAAGCAACTGAAAACCAGAAAAGGCACTCCATGCAAAGATGCAAAGGATTTCTTTGTCTACTACAGGAAGCCTGAGACTCAGGATCCTGTTAAACTTTTCGATGAATTGGTCAAGCTCTCTGGATCTCTTAAGTTCTGGAGCGTGAAATATACCAAGGATGGCAAGGTTTCCGGATATGACATCAACAATGAACAGCTCTATGCTTTTCTTCAGGCATCCGGATTTTACAAGATTGCGACATCTACCAATAAGCAAGGTTATACTTTTTGCAGGATCGTAGACAATGTGGTTACTCTGATTGATGAGGATGCCATTTCTGCTGCTGTATCTGATTATCTCCTGGACTATCTGCATACGCATCCACAGTATTATTCTCAGGCCCTTGCAAATGCCATACATAGGAGCAAGCAGATCAGCAAGGCAAGCCTGGACAAACTTAAGATGATAGAGCCTAATTTCAAGGCATTTGACAAAGGCTCAGACTACTTCTTCTTTACTAATGGGATCTTTCGTGTGTCTGCTGAAGGAATAACCAAAGTTAAAACCAGTGAATGCCCATACATGGTCTACAGCAGCAAGATCATACAGCATGATTTTCGGCCAGAGGATCCATATTTCGACATCTGCCAGTCAGATGCCTATGCCTCGAAGATTGCCCAGCTTGCCAGCACACCCCCTGATACCCCTAATTATTATGCTATAAAGAAGCAAGTTGACCTAATGGGTGAGGAATCTCGATGGAAACTCAAAATCAAGCGAAATGATTGCAGTTTTATGCAATTCGTGTATGACACTGGTCGCAATTATTGGAGAAAGGAAGAGGCTGGCTACTCTCTGACTGAAGAGGAAAAGGCAGAAACAGATCTGAACTTCATCTCAAAGTCCCTGGCTTTGGGCTATATGCTGTCCAAATATAAGAATGCCGGTCAGCCTTATGCCGTTTATGCCATGGAAATGGAACAGTCAGATGAAGGTGAACATCTTGGAGGCACCGGAAAGTCACTTTTCTTCAATTCCATTGAACAGATGAGGAAGCAGGTTTATATCGATGCCCAGATGATGGAGGATGATAAAATGCAGTTCATGCTCCAGGGAGTTGAGAGAGGCGTTACCGATACTGTATTCATGGATGATCTCAACAATAGAATCAATTTGCACCGTTTCATGAATTTAATTACCGGAAAAATGGTGGTCAATGTCAAGCATGCACCTGCATTTACCCTGGATTACTGCGATTCGCCAAAAATTGCCTTCACATCTAATCATGCGATACGAGATTTTGATGATTCGCTGAACAGGAGAATATGGTTCGCTGCCTTCAGTGACTATTATCACAGCAATTCCGTTATGAGGAAGCTGAAAGAGCGCTCTCCATATACGAAATTTAAGAAGAATCTGATCCAGGATTACACACCTGAAGAAATGAATCATTTCTACAATTTCATGATGAACTGCATACAGCAATGGAAGAAGATCGGTATCAGAATCCAGCCACCTATGCAGAAGATAATGCAGAGAACCCTTCAGAAGATGATGGGTGATGACTTCCTCTGGTGGGCAGAAGATTACTTTGATGAAGGCAATCTCAACTGTCTAGTTGATAAGCAGAAGGCTCTGGATGCCTACAAGATCACGCTTTCCAAGACAGCTGGAGATCTCATCAAGGCTCAGACCTTCAAATCCAAGCTTCAGGCATACTGTCAATACAAAGGCTATGTGTTCAATCCAGAACAGCTGCTAAGGACTCCTACCGAAAGGAAACGCTGCGACATCAGGCTGAAGGTTAATGGTGAAGATAGATACTACTTCTACATCGACACCACAAAGTCAGCTGATCTTCCTGTCGAGGCCATCCTTGGCATGATAGATCCTCAGCAGCTTTCACAAAACCAGGATCAACCACCATTCTAGAGTCATCAGGTCAAGATTTTTGACTACCGTGGCACCACTTTAGGGCTGCGGTTTTTTCTGGCCAGAATCAGGAAAAATTTTCAGCAGAAATATTCTAGGAAAACCTTGACCTGTTGACCCAAATATTATAAACTATTGATTATTAATTCTTTATTCAGGTCAAATTTAGGTCAACTTTGTAAAAAATAGGTCAAAATCGTGCTTGAAAATTCCGGTCAACTTTGTAAAAAAATGCTATGTGTTTGAATATCAATAAAATAATGATTTTTAGGATTTTTCGGGTCAACCTTGTTTTTTTGAGTTTTGACCGGCCGTAACTCATTGTTATTCAATGCGGTCAAGTCGTGTCGGGTCAGTGGGTCAAACATTTCCTATTATTTTATCCTTTAGAAAAATGAAATGAAAAATTCAGAACCTTTCAAGCTTTCTTTCGGCCAGTTCGCTTTTGGCAGACACTATGACATCTGGTGCTATCCATCGATTCCATCTGGGATGAGGCTGGCCACAAGGTCAGACCTCTGCCTTGGAAGGATAGTTCTCTACAAGGTGCGAATCGGGCCGGATGCTGGCAAATACTATACAAACATTGTGACTACCAATTCAATTGACATCTTCAAGTATGATGTCGATACAGGTTGGCCGGTATATGTCAGAGATTAATCATAACCACATATTTATTTTTGTGAAATGAGTGAATTTGAGAATACAGTTGACATCAAGGTTGGAGCAATGATTAGGGCATGGGTAATCAATACCTATGGCTCTGATCATGTGAGATTGGATAAAAGCACCAATTTGTGGGCAATAGTCAAACAGTCTTTGGATCTTCTGCCAAATGACTATAAGACTATCAGTGATAGAAGCGAATATATCTCAATCATCCTTCTGGATGCAAGATCAACTCCATATTATAATCATCCAGCTGAGAGATCTATCCACATCAACAGCCTTTATCGCTGCTATATCTCACCAGCTGGGCAGAATGCAATCAAGAGGTATCTTGAGAATCAATTTCGGAATGCATTTACGCAATACATGATAGGCAGGCAATCTGCCGATCCTGACAAGAAAATGAAGATCCAAGCTGCAATCTCTGATTTCCTGGAAGATAATGGCCTCGATGTTACTGCTAAGAGACTAAGCACTCTTTCCAAGTACTGGTATAGGTTCAGAGTGAAATTCCCTGAAAAATTACCTTTACCAATATTTTTTTAGTTTCGTTGATGTCTTGCTTTTTTGCTCAAAATAAATGATTTATGAAACTAGGTATTAGATCTTTCAAGTATGTGCCACTCTCCAGTGTGAATGATTATTCGATGGTGCCTCCAGGTACAACAATCAAGCTTTCCCAGGTATTTTCTCAGGATCCTGTGGCAATTCCATTGACTAATGAAACTTGTGAGTTCAATGAGACTTGGAGCTATGATGAAAATGGAAGCTATTCAAATTGCAGTTTCTCCGCATCCGTAAGGGCTGACAAAGAGAATTATCGCACTGTTTTGCAGAAGCTCCAGGGCAAAAAGGCAGTTTTCATCATTGAAACCATTGCAGGGATTGTGTATGTACTCGGATCCATTGAGTTTGTACCGACATTCACTTATGTAGATCGAATATCTGGTCAGAGTTCATCAGAGTTCAATGTGAAAGTTGAGAATAGAAGTCTGCATGGTGCGCTTCTGGGTGTTGTATAATGTCGCAAAGCTTCAAAACTCCTAAACATATCTTTGCCCTAGCAAAATAGATATGGTCATTTCAAATTTTTCTCAAAACCTGAGAGGGCCGTGGATGATACATCCACAGCTCGCTTCTGCAATGTTGCCGATACTGGAGGGTGTGCTGCATGGATATATAACCGAGATCACACCTGCACCGAAATCGGGAAAAATCTGTGCCTATTCTCAGGGGGCAGCAAGTGCCAAATCCAAGCAACCTTCTGGTGCTGATAAGATCTTTGTGATGAACATCGTGGGTACGATGCTCAAATATGATAGTTGTGGCACTCCTGGTGCGAAATCGCTGGCAAAACAGCTGACAGATGCTGATGCAGATCCGGAGGTAATAGGTCACATCATAAGGATAGATTCTGGTGGTGGCAGCTGTGATGCAGTACCTGTACTGGCAAATGCAATCAATAGCTGCAAAAAGCCAGTAGTGGCTTATGTTGATGGCATGGCTGCATCTGCTGCGATCTATGTAGCATCCTACTGTTCCAGGATTATCGCATCTGATGATTATGACAGTGTTGGATGCATCGGTACTTTGATTGAGCTGTCTGGCTACTCACAGTATCATAAAGATGAGGATGGCTATATAACTGCCAGAATTTATGCCGATCAGAGCTATGAAAAGAATCTTGAATATGAAGAGGCTTTGAAGGGGAATAGTAAGATCATCAAAGAAGAGGTGCTTAATCCTTATGCTGAAAAATTCATGAAAGATATGCAGGCTAATCGGCCTGGCGTACAGGATAACCAGCTTCATGGCAAGACTTTTTGGGCAAAAGATTCCATAGGATCTCTTATTGACAGCATAGGCCCATTTGAAGATGCCATTAATGCAGTTTTGATGCTCGCAAACTCTAAAACTGATGAATCTGTAACAGAAAATCAATCTAATAGAACGAATATGGAAAAGTATGAACACTTGAATGGCCTTGAGTCCATGAAGGATCAGGTCTATGATGCTGACGGCTCCACAGTGCTTCAGCCTGTTCAGCTTGATGAGATTGAAGCTCGCTTGCAGGCTGCTGATAATATGCAGCATACAATTGATGCTTTGAGCCAGGATAATTCCAGGTTTAATGCTGAGAATACTGAGCTATCAGAAAAACTCAAGAAGGCTGAATCTACTATCTCAAAGCTCCAGGAATCCCTTGATGCTGCTATTGCAAAGCTTGATGACAATTCCGCACCAGGTGTTGTAGTCAAGAAAGATGCTGCTACTTCAGCAGTTGACAAGGATGATGCTGCTAAAACCTATGAGGAAGCTGATAAAGCTTGCCGTGATTTCCTTGCGATGAAAAACAATCAATAAAATAACTCTGCTCTATGAAACTTTCTGATTTACTAGTGAAATCTGGGGCTAAGTACAGAAAAGAAATGCTGCACATGCCTCTGGTGAAACTTGAGCCTTTCCTTCAGCATGTAACTGTAAGGCCTGGCATTATGGGTACCGAAACAGTTGGCGGAATCAAGTCTGAAGCGGAACTCAGGCCATATAAGACTGATAAAGGCGCAACTGATACTACTACTATCGTTGCTCGCACTCTTACCACCTATCTGGGTGATCTGGTTGAAGAGGTTGATCCTTATCAGCTGTTTGAAACTGTCTATAATGAGAGTTTCGATAATCAGACCAGAGAAAGGACTGATGCTCAGATTGTGAAGGATATGGATCTCCAGATAGCATCTACTGTTTCCAGCAAGCTTGGCAAGGCTCTCTTCAAAGCCAAGCGTAATGCTACTGGCACCAAGACCATGGAACTGTTTAATGGCTGGGATACTATTGCAGCTGCTGAAATAACAGCAGGCAATATCTCTGCTGACAAAGGCAACTACAAGGAGATAGATGCTATCACTGAAGCGAATTGCGGTGATATTCTGTTCTCTCTCTATGAGTCAGCTGCTGATGAACTCCAGGATGGAGAGAATCTGAAGCTCTTTGTTCCTAAGACAGTGAAGAATCTCTATGAGAAATGGTGCCTGGCTAATTTCGGCGCTGCTGTCTATAACACTTCTTATAACAAGAGCATACTGCATGGTACTGATGAGAATCCTGTTCAGATTGTCGGCACATCCTATTTGAAGGGATCAGATTATATCTACCTCACCAGCAAGAGCAATATGCTTGTTGGCTGCAACCAGCTCGGTGAAAAGGAGCAGGTTTCCGTGCGTGTTCCTGACAATCCAAAGGTAGTTCAGTTCTACATGAGCCTTTATTGGGGCGTTGAGTTCCAGATGATAGAACCTGAATATCTGATGGTAGGCAAGGTTAAGACTACAACTGCTTAATCATTGGTGCTATGAGTAAACTTGGAAATCTTGATTTTAACATTGGTTCCGTCAATCCATCTGGGATTGGCGAAACCATTTACAGAATCGCAAAGCGTGACATTGTTAGCTGGCCAACGATTGTCGATGATCCAGATAATATCGACACAGATGCTAGTGTACTCTCTAAGTATGATGGCGATTTCGTGCTTGCTGATGGTGCCGCTTGGGATAAGATATATTCGACTCAGGGAAAAGGCCAGCTGACTTCAGAATCAACTGGTGAAATAGATTGCAAGATGTTTACGAATCATCTGACCATCTCATTCCCTGACTTGACTCCTGAAGCTCTTGCTTTCTCCAAGACAGCTGCAAATGATGACTATGTGTATGTAGTTAAAGCTGCTGGCAGATACCATGTGATTGGATCCAAAGACTACAGATCCGTTACTCAGCCAGCTGGTGATTCTGGTACATCTGCTGGATCTGCTAAAGGCCTTACTTTCACAGTTGATTGCCCTGATGTTACTCCATTGCCTCTCTATGCTGGTAAGATTGTTCTTGCCGATGGAACGATGGATCTCTCTACAGGCACATTCACAGCCAAGGTATAATAGATGATAGCATGATTTCTGAAATAATATCTTTCTTGAAAAGCTCAAAGCCGGATTTCGATTCCGGCTATGAGCTTTTTCGCAAATATTCTAAGAACCGTAATCTCATTAGGTATATAGGCATCAGGCGAGATATGAACCTGCTGCTATATCACTTGGGAAAGATCAGCCAGTTGCCAGAACCAGTTTCTGTAGCAGCTCCAACCATCAAGAAGGCTGTTGAAAAATCCACCACTCATGAAGTGAATAAGGCACCTATAAAGGCTGCCAAGCATAACTTCAAAACATACGATGACAGGGAAAGACGCACTAATAGGTCTGACCTATCAGTTGAGATGCAGAGAATTTATGATGCTGTTGTTTCCGAGTACCCGATCAGGCGTGGCTACCATGAGAAAATGAAGATGGCCAGCACAGATGAGGATAGAGCAAAATTTAGGGCTAAATTGCTTGAATCTCAGCAGAGGATTGAGGATGGCTGGGCAAGAATAGATGCCTGGCTTGAAGCGAATCCTAAGTCTGATTTCAAGGAATCCACTTGCAGATCCTATATATCCAGGGCTCTCAGGGCTGCCAAAGTCAGTGATGCAACCAAGGCTGGAGTGAAGGCAAGAGTAAAGCTTTTACAGCAGCATGGCTGTGTGATCAGTGATAAGACAATGGCTGACCTTAAAGCTAAAAAGTTGCTCTGATTGGGCTGCTTTACCATATTGTCCGAGATAGCCAGCGAAAGCTGGCTATTTTTGTCATTATGAGTAACATAACGTTATTGACAGATGATGATATTAATAAGGTGAGAGAGTACGCAAAATTAAGATACACTCTCACTGAGATTGCCATAATGGTCAATGTGCCTCTGGATGAAGTTATGCTGAGAATGCAGAATCATTCGGATCCATTTTATACAGCCTATATGGGAGGCAAGCTTGAAAGCCAGCAAGCATATAGGGAAGCGGTTTTGAAAGCCGCTGAAAATGGAGAGGAATGGGCTTCTTTTATCATCGAAAAGTGGAATATCAAACAAAGAGAGGAAGAATTAGGATGCCATGAGTAAGAATCCAAATGACATAATGGACAGGCTTCAAGATTATCTAGAAAAGAAAACAGACAGCCTATCTGTAGCAGATCAGGCCAGGCTTGATCGCTTGAAGTCAGCTCATGCCTATAGGCTCGCTCATCCTCAGATTACAGTGCTGATGCTGCGAAATTATCTGATGAGCATGTATGGCATATCAATTCAACAGGCTTATAGCGATATTGCCCTGCTTAATTCTACATTCGGCAATCTTACCCAGGCTGAAAAAAATTATCGTAGGTTTACTGCTAATCATCTTATTGAACTTGGCGTGGCAGCAGCCATGGCAGGTGATTATCGCAAATCCAAAGCATTAAAAGGCCTTGCAGATTCTTTAGTCAAGGTTAATAATCTAGACCAGGATGATGGAGAGCAGATGCCATGGGATGACATTGTGCCTAAAGACGAATCATTCACAATAGATCCTACTGTGATTGGCATCAAGAAGGTGCCGAATATCGAGGAAAAAGCCAGAAAACTCTTACGAAAATATAATAATGATATAGATGGAATAGATGAGCAAGATAATGGAGAGCAATGAGAATACTAAGGTATCTTATCTTAATAAGGCGCAACAGGAGGCTTTGGCTATTGGTGCAAATACAGAGATAGATATATGTGGAAGGCGTTTTGGTAAATCTTTTGGAATTGTTTCCAGGCGAATCAAGCGTAATGTCCAGTTCATGCCTGGTGGAACTGGTGGCTTTATCTGTTCCTCTTTCAAACAGGCACATACCAGGACTTTGCCAGCTGCTCTCTCTGGCCTTAAAGAAGCTGGATTCATCGAAGGCATTCACTACATCATTGGGAAGAAGCCACCGGAAAAGCTGGGCTTCAGAAAGCCACTTGTACCAGTCAGCGATTATGATAATGTAGTAAGCTTCTATAATGGCGCAATAATGTTAATTGTTAGCCAGGATGTCAAGATGAGTTCCAATTCTGTGACATTCGATTGGATAGTTGGCGATGAAGCAAAGGGACTCAACTATGATAAGCTGAAGGATGAGACTTTTCCGGCCAATGGCGGTACTATGAGGTACTTTAATGATTGCCCTTGGCATCATTCAATGCTCTTCGTTAGCGATATGCCTGTGCTTAAATCTGGCCGGTGGCTGCTTAATTACAGAGAGAAAGCCACACCGGATGTAATAGAAGCAATCCAGGGCCTGCTCTATAAGCGATGGCAGCTTAATAAGATGCCACCATGCGAGGCACAGAAGAAAGCTATTGCGAATGTCGATCATCTTATTTCTGAATTGCGCAAAGTTGCTGTAGCCTACCATGAATGGAGTACATTTGAGAATATTGCTGTTGTAGGAATCAACTATATCAGGCAGATGAAAAGAGATCTGCCACCTCTTGTATTTCAGACTTCTATCCTTTGCAGAAGGGTAGAGAGACTGTCTGATGGATTTTACCCTAATTTCAAGGATAAGCTGCATACCTATATTGCAAATAACAATTCAATCCTGGAATCTGAAGGATATTCAATAGATCCTAAGAAAGATTATGGCTGCATGCTTGATGCCGATTTGTCACTCAAATCTCCTATCTGCATAGCATTTGATTTCAATGCTAACATTAACTGGTTAGTTGCTGGCCAGGTCGATGGTGGATCTCTCAAGATCCTCAAAAGCTTCTATGTTAAATATCAACGTAAGCTCAGGGAATTAGTGGATGACTTCTGCAATTATTATAGATCTCAGCTCTGCAAGGAAGTTGTATTCTATTATGATAGCACAGCATTAGGTTCCAACTATGCTGTCAGCAATGATGACTTTCGGTCTATTATTTCAGAACAGTTCAAGTCTCATGGTTGGATTGTTCATCAGGTCTTTATCGGAAAGCCAATGAAGCACAATCAGAAATACAGCTTGATTAATGATGGCTTCAAAGGAGCCAAGCATCTTATGCCTATGTTCAATCGAGAAAATAATGAAGCACTATTGGTAGCTATTTCGCTGGCAGAGGTGAAGATTGATCCTCTAGGTTTTCATAAGAATAAGGGTGGAGAAAAGCTGGCTGAAACAGAGGATGATCCTCTTGAATATCGAACGGATGGAACAGATGCGTTTGATACTTTGTACATAGGCTGCTCTCTATATCCTTACTATGCAGCTGGAGAGGGGATAGGATCTGCTCTCTGATGGTCATTAGGTCAAAGCATATTACGCAAAATCCGAAAAGCAATTGCAAGCCGATGGAGAGGGCAAGGCTCGGGACCACGAATGAAAATTGCTTCCTTTTCCCATGATTTTGCCTCATACCTCAAATTGAGCCACAATAAATTGCACTCCCATTCAATTTGAATATAGTTATGCCCTTTTGTCCTAAATGGAGGCATACTCATGCTTTATTTTTGCCTCAAATAACTGACAATCATGATTAGTGTTAATAAGATTAACGAAATAGCCAGGCTGCGAAAGGTTATCTCATTAAAGTGGATAGCCGCTTCAGGTGAGATTATCAATGTTGAAAAGGCTGTATGCACCTCTTTCCATGGAAATGGTGAGACATTCAACATAAAGATCCTGCCTTCTGGCGAGATCCGGAAGGTCAATAGATACACCGTAATAGAAATTAATGATGAGGAAGTGATATTATGAGTAATCAATCAGTAGGAATCCAAGATAACATGATCTATTTTCCTAACATCAGTTCTGTGCTATTTGCTGATGATAGCCAGACTCCATTTAGGGAAGATTACGACATTCAAGCTATCCTTATTGGCAAGAACAAGATAGTACCTTGGGGTGAAGATAATCTGCTGCCAAATCACCTAATGCGCAAAGTCTATGATAATGATGTTGTAGGGGCAAACCTTCATTTCAATATTTCGACTTGTTATGGCCTTGGCCCAAAGTTAATTCGAGTTCTTTCACGCAAAAATGGCAAGATCTCCGATTATGAGGAATTGACAGATGGCCCTGAATATGATTGGTTTGAAAAGAATGACATTCCAATGTTCATTATGCAGCAGCTGACAGATATGAATTATTTCTATAACACATGGGCTGAACTGCATTACTCCAAGGATGGCAATACGATTGATACAATCTCCCATCGAGAGGCTGTTTTCTCCAGATGGGAAGAAATGAATAAACGAGGCAGCATTAACCATCATTTCTATTGCGGTGATTGGGATGATAATCCTACAGAGTCAGATGTAATTAGGACTTATGTTATTGATGAGTTCAATCCACAGGCAGATCTTAAGATACATAGTGCCAAGAGGGATAGGCTAATTTGGTCAGCTTATATGCCATCTCCTGGGAAGCCATATTACAGCAGGCCAGAATGGTACTCTATCTTTCATTCTGGGTGGTACGATCATGCCTGTATGGTACCAAAACTCAAGAGGGCAATACTTCAGAATCAGCTTGGAGTCAAGTATATAATTTATATCGCTCCCGAATATTTTGAAGACATCTGCAAGAAGGAGGGGATTGATATTAATGACAGAAAAGCCTATAAAGAGAGGGTGGATAAGGAAAAAGAGGCATTCACAGAATTTTTGTCTGGAGCAGCTAACGCTAATAAGGCATTGCTAGCAATTAAAAAGATGGTGCCTACTTCATCTGGTACCACTGAGCAGAAGTGGATAGAAATAACACCTGTAAAGAGTGACTTGACAGGCAACGAATATATCGATGACACCGAGTCAACTGCTAACATCATCTGTTATGCTATGGGCGTTCATTCCGCTCTGATAGGTGCGACTCCTGGTAAGAATAGCAATACAATTGGGGGATCTAATGCCAGGGAGCTTTTCTTAATGAAACAGGCTCTGATGAAGCCTGTGGTTGACAGATGCATGAGAGTCCTTAAAGTGGTAAAGGACTATAACAAATGGGATAAGGACATATTGATAACTATCCCTGAGTACATTTTTACCACCTTGGATCAGAACAAGTCAGGGAAACAGGAATCAACGAATACAAATGTATAGCTATGCTTGTTAAGAATTATGATGAAATGAAGCCTTTCATCCCGACAATGGTGATGAAAGGATCACCGGATCTCTTTAATGATGCGCTGGATGTGGCTCAAGATGATCTAACAGCAGCCATATTAGGCTCTGATCTGGAAGAGCAGCTGGAAGGCCGTGCTGAGGCTGATTCCAGGCTTCTGAAGTTATCTCAGAGGGCTATCGCTATACAGGCATTCTTGACTTCCATTCCTGAACTCGATCTTATTCTTACAGATTCTGGCTTTGCTGTCATCAATAATGAATCTCTGACAATGGCATCAAAAGAAAGAGTTCAGAGCCTGACTAATTCAATGCAGCTGAAATTGGATGATTCCAAAGATAAACTCATTACCTATCTGATGGATAGTGGACTATATGATGATTGGCGTGGTACAGAGCAATTTGGAAGGCTCTCAGATGGCCTTATTATGACATACGCTGACTTCAAGGATATAGCAGTTTTGAATAATATCACCAGACCTAATTATCCTAAAACCTGGAACGAATTTCTTCAGCTTAATTCTGCTCTCAATGTGGCATTGATGACTATTGTGGCGAAATATATCTCAAAGGAATATGCTGAGGCCATCATCGAGAAAGTCAGAGATAAAGAGACATTCCTTCCATCAGAACTGCATCTCTTGAAGCTGGTTAAAATAGCCATCGCTGCTATTGCATTGGGGGATGAGGCAACAGGGATCAACAATGCGATAAAAGCCGAGAATTACATGAAGGCGAACATTAAAGATTTCACCATCTATGCCAATTCCGATGTCTATAAGACTGATTTAACCCTGGGCCATAAGCAAGGGCCAATCTATTTCATGATGTAATTATGATTTTCCGAAAGAATAAAGAAGAAAAAATAGGACATCCGCATGTGAATCTGACATTTCCTACCAGCTGGGAAGGCATGACACCAGATGAATTTGCGCATGTGTGCAAGATCCTCTGCCTTAATTGTGACAGAGAGACTACTCTGCTGATGTGTCTTTTCGTACTGTCCAGACTTAAGTGGCCAGGGAAGCTATATGATGCTGAGGGGATAAGAAATCTTCTACCTGCGATACACGATGGGAAAGAAATATTCCTGTCAACAGCAGTTGTCAAGTCTGCTTGTGACCAATTGGCATATATACTCGATGAGATAGGGTTGCCTCCATGCCCATTGGCTGGCGTGAATAGACGTTTATATGGCGTTTCTTTTGGCCAATTCTTCGAGGCAGATAGCTATATCAAGAAATGGGTGACATCTCGATCTAATGCAGATCTCAATCATGCGGCAAGTGTGCTAACCGATGGCCGTGTGAAGAAACTGAAAGACTGGCAGCGAAAAGCTATTGTAATCTGGTGGAATGGCCTTATCAATTACTTGATGAAGCGTTTTCCAAATGTTTTGGTGGAAGATGATTCCGGATCATCTCTCAGTCAGGCTGAATTGCTTCAGGAATTGCTTGCATCGGTTAATTCTGGCAAGCCACAGGAGAATGAGCAGATCCTATCCTCTGAAACTTATTCCGTGCTTCTTGCACTTGAAAATAGATATAGAGATGCTAAGCAAAGATCACATAATTGAACTCTTGAAAGGGACAATAGCTGAACTAAAGGATGATTCCCATTTCCTTGATGGTTACGGCTATGATTCTATTGTTTCCTTGCTCACTAATCTAAGGACTGTCAGTTTTCCTGCAATCATCCTGGAAGGCAGAGGAACAGGCACAATTAATCTGGTAGAAGGGCCGGTTGACCGATTCTCGCAGAGCATCTGGGTTATGGGCAGATTGGGCCGTGATGAGGATGAAACAGCCCTCTATGATGATATGTTCAAGCTGATGCATAGGGTACTGGTAAAGATCCTGGCAGCGGCAAAGAATGGCGATCCTCAGCTGGCTGGGTGGAATTGGCGGTCTATTACCTATATGAAGAGGTATGGTGGCCAGGATGCAAGGGGCTATGAAGTGGTTCTCACTTTTGAGGAAAATATCTCTCTTGTAAATGGCTAATCTTGGGAAATCATACCAGACAGCTGTACGATGGGCTGATATTGTAATCGAGAGATGGCAGGCTAAGATCAAGGCTCTTGATGTTATCGACACAGGTGCCTTGTTAAATTCATTCAAAGCTTCTGTTATTGCTGATGCTAATGGAGAGCCAGGCAAGGTTACATTCGCTTTTCTCTATTATGGTAGATTTGCCGATATGGGGGCTGGTGGATTCAGGGAAAGGAAGCCGTGGTATAGTGGCGTTTTTCTAAGGGAAGTCAACCGTCTTGGAGTGCTTATGGCTACTAAATATGGTTACAATGCAGCTGAAATTACTGCTTTCAACGATTATATAACTATCTGACATGGCAAAAAATACTGTATATACTGAATCTGTTATCACCCTTAATAATCAGGATGCTATGCAGCATCTTGATGAGCTGAAGAATAAAGAAAAAGAGATCCGGAATGAACTTCTGGAAATGTACAAAAGTGGCAAGGTGGATCTTCAGAGCAAGCAATTCAAGCAGCTGCAAAATCAGCTAGTTAAAGTGGTTGACAGTCAGAAAGAAGTCAATGCCAGCATGAAGAAGTTCCAAGCCACAATGAATAACTTGAATGGTGCTAGCATCAATCAGTTGCAGTCTGCTGCTAGGAAGCTCAATGCTGAACTCAGGAAGCTCTCTCCTAATACTAAAGAGTTCGTTGCTGCTGCTGACCAGCTTAAAAAGGTCAGGAAGAGAATGGATGAGCTGAACTCTCAAGCATCGACAGCCCAAAAGACCCTTGGCGGCTTCTTCACAAAAATAGGTTGGGCTGGCCTTATCACAGGGGCTATTGCAGGCATCAAGAAATTTGGTGAGGCAATGATCAAACAGACTCAGTTGATAGGTGATAAATGGAGTATCGAAACTGCTGGCTGGAAGAATGCCTATGGATCCTTTATTGCCGGAATTTCATCCGGAAAAGGCTGGAAAGAACTCATCAATAATATGAATGAGGCTTATAAAAGCGGCAAAGAAGTGGCAACGATACTTGATGAAATATTCGAGATGAATAATTCATTGTCCATCAAGGAAGCAGAATATGGTGTCGAGATCGAGAAAAACAAGCAGATCATGCGTGACACCAGCAAATCGGATGAGGAACGAATTGAGGCTGCTAATAATGTCATCGCAAAGGAGAAAGAGCTTGCTGATGAAAGAAAGAAGATTGCAACTCAGGAAATGGATGCTAATAAGAAGCTGCTTCAGAGCCAGACACACCTATCTGATCAGGAATTAGACTCTTTCGTTGCCGATTACAACAATAATCGTAAGCTTATCCAGCAGGCTACAGACTATTCCGATAAAGTCAAGCAGCTTACCGGATATATAAAGACAATGACTGCTGAACAGGCAAAGCCAGGAGGCAACATGTATAGCAGCCAGATTGATGCAGCGAAAAAAGAGCTTGAAGATCTTCAGGCAAATACAACCGATGATGTAAAAAAATGGTCTGAGACTATTGCAAAGTACAATCTCAGCAATGATGATATGGTAAAAGCCTATGTCGATTCCAGGGTGAAGATGCTGAATGCTGATGCTCAGTTCTATTCAGAGACTACAAGAGCCAATACTACTCTTGCATCTCTTCAACAGGATATGCTGAAAGAGCATCAGCAGGCATCTGCTACATCATATAAGGAGGCACTTGCTAATGCAGATGACTATTTCAAGCAGCTTCAGGTCAAGGCTAAAACGGCTTACGCAAATGGCGAAATCAGCCAAGAGGAATACAACTCTACAATTGAAAAGCTTCAGGAGTCCAGCCTTCAGAGGAAGATTCAGATTTCGGATCAGTATAAACAAAGCACCATTGACTATCAGAATCAGCTGCTTGACCTTACAATCAAGCAGCAGGAAAAGATTCGGAAAACAAGAGATGATCTGGAGAAAGATGCTGCATCAGTTCTTGCAGAGGCTGTCAAATCTATGAATGATGAGCTTGAAAAGAGCTTTGCTGAGATAGATAAAGAAATTGAAGCAGATGCTGAGCATATCGCGGATTTGATAGATAAATCTCACGAAATTGTTGCCTCTCTCCATCCTGCTGAGGCACTTGAGGAACAGCAGCAGAATGAGCTTGATGCTTTGGATGAGCTGCATGAAAAGGGCCTTATCTCAGAAGAAGACTATCAAGCTCGAAAAGCAGAGATAGTGCAGGAATATGCCCAGAAAATCCGTGAAACCAATGTCCAGACTTTAGCTGATGGAATCGAAAAAAGTCAGGGATATATCAAAGCACTTGATACAATGGTGGCCAGTCTGCAAGATGCTGCTACTGCCAGGGTGGAGGCTCAGGAGCAGAAAGAGTTGGCTGCGGTTGGCGATAATACGGAAGAAAAAGAGAAGATTGAGGCTAAGTATGAAGCCAAGAAACTCAAGATTCGGAAGAAATATGCAAATGCTGAAATGGCTATTGACATTGCGAAAACAATTGCCAATGGCGCACAGGCCATTGTTAAGACGTTTGCTGAGTTGGGCTGGCCAGCTGGCATAGCTGGTGCTGCTATCATGGCTGCCACTACTGCTGCTCAGGTGGCCACAATTATTGCTCAGCGCAATGCCATTATGTCTCAGTCAGCATCTACAGGAACATCTGATTCTGGCTCATCTGAATCAGTTGGGCAGAGGGTTGCTACTGGCACTGGCTATGCCTCTGGTGGCTATACCACTTCATCAACAAATGATTTCCAGGAAGTAGGCGTTGTGCATGCTAATGAGTGGGTTGCTCCAGCAGCAATGGTCAGAGCCAATCCTGTCACATTTGCCAGACTTGAATCAATACGCAAATCCGGATCTTATCATTCGGGTGTTGCCGGTTATGCTGATGGCGGTGCTGTTACTGCTGATGGCAAGGTGGCCGATGTTTCAATCTCATCTGGAGATATGAATGTAATTGGACAATTTAATGATTTGATGAGGCAAATTTTGGCGCAAATGCCTCTCAAGGCTTATGTCGTATATTCAGATATAAATGCAGCTACAGAGCTGGATAATAAGATTAAATCTATTGTGGGCAAAAAATGAAATTGATTGTTGATAAAGGCGAACTCTCATTGCCTGAAGATTTCTCTTTTGAGATAGAAACTAACAATTCATTCTTCAGTGATAATGGTACATCCAGTGTTGCAGCTACCATTCCAGCCACACCGGAAGATCTGGCAAAGCTATCACAGCCAGGCAGACCTGGTAGAAATGCCAGATTCGTGAACCTCTTTCCTGCAATATTATCTGGTGGAGTATTCAGGAAAAAAGGGACTCTTGTTGTTAATTCTGTCTCTCAGAATGGCATATCATGCGCAATCGCTTTGGAAGAGTCTGATTTCTATGCTAATTATAAAGATCTGAACCTGAAGGATCTCTTTGCTCAGAAAGTTCTTACTACTTATACATCTCCAGCAGACTGGTATGATTGGCTTTTCAAGGTTTATAAGGGTGAGGAAGAAAGCGATTTCAGAATTATACCTGTAGCTGTCAACTATAATGAAGATGATGAGTCTTATCAGGTAAATAATGAGCCTGACACTACATCAGGCGACGATATACTGCCATTGCTTCATGAAGCCAGGCTTGTACCAGAAGGTGATGATACGGTACATGTCCCTGATGGGTATGGCATAGCACCTTTCATCAAGCTGTATATTTTCTTTGAAACAATGTTTCAACTATGTGGCTATACTGTTTCGTATAATTGTTTCAAGGAAAGCAAATATCTCAAAGACATCATACTCTTGCATAATTGCAGTGATGTCATCTGCAATGGCAAGATTGATTATTCGGATCTTGTGCCTTCAAAAAAAGTGAGTGAGATCCTGGAGTGGGCTGAAAAGAAATTCCATGCGGAGGCTATTATACATCCTGCTGCTAAGACTGTTGACCTGGTTCTACTGGAAGATATATTATCAGGCGATTTCGATATGAATCTCAGCCATAAATTGTGCGATAAGCTTACTTTATCTTATTCAAAGTCCAAGAGAGTTGTTCTGAAAGCTAATACGAAACTCGATGGGGCAGCACCAGCAGCTTCTACGTTGAAGGATCTTATAAACAAATATCATTATTGCAAGGATTTCAAGGTATCGGCCTCGCCAACTCTTGATAACATGGGGCTGGCATTCTATTCTGCAACTGGTCGGTTCTATGAGATTCAGACAAGATTTACTGATCAGGCAAGATCCTCTGCTGCCAGAAGGACATCTGGATCTTCAAGTTCATCAGAAACGGAAACGGTAAGTCTATGGAAATATCTTGGCTCAAACTACTTTGATTATGATCAGAATAATTCTGATGAAACTGAAGAGATTTCACCAGCTGATCTGATGCCTCCAATGGTCTTTGTGCATGGCATTCTGATGCCATATATCGGGGAGCGCAAACACCGGAATACTACCTACAATGACAGCACTAAAGATGAGGATCAGGATATAATTATCATTGAGTATGCAGGTCAATCATCAGCTGCTGAATCTGGATCATCTGAGACATCAGGGTCCAGCATAGTAACCAGTGGCAGATCACGTGGTGGCCTTAGACGTGTTGCTTCAGGCACCAACACAATTGATGGACATTACTTCTATGGTACCACTCAGAAATATGACAATCTGGGTAATGAGCGGACAGATAAGCTTGGACTCACGAATGAGGCCCTGATGGAGATGTTCTTCAAGAGATATAATAAGATGCTGCTTAATAATCTCACCCAGCTGTCTGGGAAATGGGATCTGAATGTGAAAGATCTGCTGAACTGGAATATGTACTCTCTTAAGATCTACAATGGCCAAAAATTGCTGCCTGTTTCAATGAGATACCAGGTTGGCAAGCATACGGCATGTGAGGAAGCTAAGTTATACCTGGTGAAAGATTTCCAGGATGGTATTGATGACAGCCCTGCAATTACCTATACAGAATCTCCATATAAATGGCAGGTTAATGATAGTCAGATCAAAGCAAAAAAGGCAGAGATCCAGGAATCCTATTCGGAAAGAACTATAATTGCGCAATATAATGATGACTATTCAGCAGGCAAGAAGAATTTCTTCATGGCAGCTCCTACTGCTCTTGGCCAGAAGTCTGCAATGATTGAAAGAACTGTTGATTTCGGCTATTCATATCTTACTAACCATAATCAGACTGCAAATTTCAAGGTGGTCGAGACAGATACTCTTTACATCTGGCTTGAATCGGTTGCCGTGTCCTAAATATTATATGTCAAGGATAATATTTTTGTACGAGAAATAATTATGGCTTCAGTTTCACAAAAACCTGCCTCAATAAATTTCTTGAGGAATATGCAGAGCTTCATTATTGACAGCTCTGAAGATATAGTATTCAAACTCATGAAGGGAGGCAATGTGCTGATAGAGGAATCCTATTCACCAGATGCAGATGGCAAGATCGAAGTTGATGTCAGGGATGTGGTTGCTCAGGAACTCTATCTTAATCTTCCTTCTGGAAACTCCTTTCAGCAGAGCAATGCTGTTGGAGAGTTTACTGCTTATGTGGATGATTCAATTGTCTCTACATTCAAGGTAATAAAGGGTGGAGTGCGTAAATTATCTTCTGCTTCATCATTTCTGTCATCAAACTGGCTTACTTGGCAGCCACAGACCAAGCAGGTGACTTTCGATTCTCCAGAATATCTTACATATTATTTCTCTAGCTCAGGCAGCGTAACAGCCAAATTCTATCTTAAGGATGGTACGACAAAGAGCGTTACTGTAGGCAGTGGAAGTGGCTTGACCACCTTTAATGTCTCATTCAGCAGGCTGCTGAGCCTTTCTGGATTGTCAGCATCCAATATATATGGAATTGTAGATCTGTCAGCTGGAAGCTCCTATACACAGCGGTTAATCTGTGTGCCGACAATGGGTGATGAGCATTATTATTTGGCTGCTAATTCCCTAGGTGGCATAGATACATTCTGCTTCCATGGAGATATGTCACAGGCACCGAATGTTTCATATAAGGCTGCTGAAAAGGATGGCGAGAAACTTAATATTACTGTTGATCCTGTCAATTCCTGGCAGCAGAATACAGGCTATCAGGGCCTTACTTGCTCCAGATGGCTTTGGGAGCTATTGGCCGCTGAGAGAGCCTGGGTAATTATGGATGGCTATGCTGAGAGGATCATCATTGATAGTTCATCTGTCAATCTCTCAGACAGGCAGAATCTCACAGCCTGCACATTCAAATTCCAGCTCGCTAAAGATGGCGGCTTGCTTAGAATACAAAGAGGCGCATCACCGGCTATTACTCTTGAAGTGCCTTCACCAAGTGGTGAGATTTTTTTTTTGACGGCCAGGCTTAATGATTTTGCAGATGCTGAGCTGTCAGATGACATCCTCTTCCTGGTTCAATCTCCATATACTCATACCTGGAGTAAGGCATCCCTGGCATCGATAACAAGTTGGCTTAAAAAGAGTGTTACTTGGCTGGATGCTCATTCGCACGAAAATAAGTCAACCCTTGATAAGCTTGGCGAATCTGAAGGCTCTCTGACTTATGATGGCAAGGCTCTACAGACTAAGGAAGATGCTGATAATAGTTATCTCAGGAAAGATGTTGATGATACGGCACATGGCACCATAACTTTTGAGAAAGGCGCAAAATTTGGCGAATTTGTCAAAGGCCTACTGGGGAAAGGCGGTTATATCGATGGTAATGGTGCTGCTGAATTGGATCAATTGAGTATCAGGCATTTTCTTGAAGTGCCAGAATTGAGATATAATCGTGTTTCGGTACTTATAGGGAATAGATGGAATGCTTCTGGTGGTGGTGTTATTGAAAGCGTATCTATTGATACTGATGCTGCTGGAGATCAGCTGATGACAGGCATCATAACTTTGCACCTGGAAGATGGTGAATTTGGCACAGTGGCAGAGGATGACATCTGTGAGGGCATTTTCCATGATGGAATGACCTTGGACAATAATTCTGCTGAAGATTTCGATGATAGCAAGGGAAATTTCAAATTTTCCGGATTCTTCACTACTTACTTCAGGATTACAGAGATTCTTGATTCCAAATGTTCAAAATTCAGATATGAACTCAGGCCACAGTCAGACAGTTGGCAGCACAGTTTTCACCCATGTGAGGCGATGACTTTCGTATGCTATGGCAACTTTACTAATGAGGAAAGACAGGTTAGCTATTATGCTACTAGAACTTATCTTAGATTCCTGAAAGGCGTTAATGACTGGGAATTTACCAAGGAAATGATAGCCGCTCAATTCGGCAATCTGTCTAATCTTTCTGACTATGGACTTGCCATGACAGGTTATGGTGGCTATCTACATAACATCTACATGTCTGGCACCATCCAGCAGTTTGAAGAAGCGGAGCTGAGGCTTGAGATCGATCATGAAGGTGACAATTTCCTGGCCTTTGGCGAAACACTTCATCTCAAATGCAGGCTCTGGAAAGGCTATTATGAGGACATTACTGATCAGGTGGTGACTTGGAGCATCAAGAGAGATTCCGGTGATGCCACCGATGATGCAGCTTGGTTGCTCAAGGATAAGGTGAAGAATTTTTCCGGAGAAATAGACATCTCCTTTACTGCTGAAGAAAATGACCTGGGGACATTGGCAACCAATGTCAGTACGCTGTTCACAATAGTGGCCAGTACCAAAGAATCTGAAGCTGAAACGACAATAGTTATTTAATGATATGAAAAAAATAAAAGAAATAATTGTTAAAGCAGCCGATTGGCTGGGCAGAACATTTACAGGAAAGCTGGGCTATGCAATAGTAACAGCCATCATTACTGAGATCGCAGCAATATTTAAGAATCTTGCTTTTTTCGCATTCATTTTCGGGATGATTGCGGCATGGCTTATTTCACTTCATCTTGCCAGGCAAGACAAACCAGCAGAATCAACTTATGCAACGATTTACGGAACAATGGGTGCTGTGATTGCCCAGTTGATGATTTTGCTGTATTTAATCTGCTGGTGATATGGAAACAGGAAGATTGAGAATAAGAAAGGATTTCGCTCCACTGACAGTATCAGCCTCGCTTGCCTGTGCAACTAATTTCAGCCCAGTAACACAGGTGTACAATGCTGCTGAATCTTCTTTTGAGCCTGATAGGACTCTCAGCCCTACTGTATTGAAGCCGGTGGTTACAGCTAATGCTAATGATGGCAGCTGGCCAGATCCTCACTGCAATTCGCTATTGGCAAATATGCACTGGTATGCCAATGGTGTGGACATCTCGACTCTCAGCGATTGGACAGGGAAGTATACAATCTATACGGATGGTGCTGAACGTGGCTGCTTGGAAATAACCAGGAATCTGCTTCCAACAGAAAGGATCTCAATGCAGTTCAAGGCTGAGCTTGTTGATAACAGGCTTGGAGTTACCATTCCTGTGGCCACAGATCCCATCGTGCTTTCAACTGTTGACAAATCAGGTGATTCTTGCAGCATGTCTCTAGACAGCGAGAAGACAATTTATTATAATCCATTCCTGGATCCCCTGTTCCGTTATGAGTATAAGGTCGCACATGGCCTCATTACAGCCTCTGCATCAGCCAGATCAGCAGCAGCAGCTGACATTCACAGCTATCTGAAACCAGTAAGTATCAGAGTCTATAAAGGAGGCTCACTTCTAAGCACATCAGATTATACTGTGAAGTGCTTCGAGGTTGCTAATGCTACCACCTTCAATGAGATCTCCATGGATTTCGTGGACAATGGCTCTTACTATACTACAACTCTGGATCTGAGGCTAATTGCAAAGGCTAACTACATGATCAAGGCATTTATTGAAGATTCAGAAGTAGCAAGGATTCAATTCTCTGTTGAAAGAGATTACCAGCCATTCACATGTACCCCAACAAATGGCACGGGCATTTTGCCATCTCAGACTATGAGATATGATGTAGCTCAGGTGAACTCCAATGGTGTGATAGTGGATGTCCCAGAGTCAATAATAAAGATTGTCTGGTACACAGATTCTTCAACTATAAAAGAAAAGCAGCATAATGAGGGTGCCGAGACTCTTTTTGAGCTTTCATCTACAGGTGTTGGCGATACCTATACAGATGATTGGCTTGATGTATATACAACAGCATTACAGAAAGAGCCTCATCAGATAGCATGTGATGAAAATGGTGATACTTTGGTTGATGAGAATGGCGAAACTTTAATTTTCAATTAGAATGAGATACATTTTAGCAGATAAGAAGCAGGCAGCCATGTATGGCATTAAACTGCTTGGGCATAGATTCGTTGGTGATAAGGTTATCCTGAATGAAAAGGAAGTGAGAGCATGTCATGCTCTATATAAAGATAAGGCTATCAATCTTTATCAGAAAGCGAGCAAGCTGCTAGGTAAAGTATATTCCCAGGCTGAAATTTTCAAAATATTGAATAGTTATGAGCAATTATAGCGCACAAGGCAGCATTTCTATTAAAAGGCTGCGAAACGGTGACACTCTTTATCTCACCCTTGAATTGAACGGCAAGCCGCTTTCCCAGGCTGTCGATTCTAAGACTGGAGAGGTAAGGCCATCTTGGAAGTCTGCCTCCAATCAGCCAGTGATTACGCCTAATGTTGGCAGCACTCGAAATAATGCAGTATCATTAAGTGGCTTTGCCTGGTCATACAATGGCAATGCTCTTCACTTTACAGGATCAACAGATTCAGCAGGCTTTACGGCTGACAGCACAGGCAAATTTGCGATGGATGCATCTACTGGTGCTTTGAAGATCATCAGTGATCTGGCCAGTGCGACTAATACTGCAAATGATACTCTATCTTTTAGCTGTGTAGCTACTGTTGCTGGGTATGAATACAATCTGACCAAATCTATTGACATACAGATTCAGCAGGCAGGTGCATCATCATACTATGGCTTTATCAATGCATCTACTATGCAGCTTAACTCGAATGTTGATTCTGTTACTCTTGCTACAGAATTGTGGTTGGCTGCATCTCAGGTGTCTAATTATTATGTCAAATGGTATAAAGGCACAACGGAAATGACTGCCAATGCAGGTCAGTCAAGCATAGATGTAGACAGATCTGACATAGATGGCAGCCAGCTGTTCATTGCTGAGTTCTACCTTAAATCTACAGATACCAACTATGTTTTTAGGGCTGGCATTTCAATAATTGACTCCCTGGATGAGATTATTGTTGTTCCGTATATATCATCAAGCAACAAAGAGATTGATACCGGAAAGCCGGTAACAGTAGCTTGCAGGATTGTCAAAGCCTCTACAGGTGCAGCTCTTACTCCATCCAATCCATCATACAGTTGGCAGGTTATGGATGGCGATACCTGGAAGCTCCTGGCATCCGGTACTGAAAGTAGCATATCTGTGGGTACGGAATACACAGATCAGGATGATGGTTCATACCATGATCTGGAAGTTCTAATCCAGGTAACATTTGAATCTCTAACATAATAATATAATATCATGAAAAATTTAGGTGAAGCAGATCTGGTTGCATCCATACTGCAATCCAACTGCGTATTTGTTGAAGTAGGTGGATCTGTCAGGCGAATCAAGCTTGAAGATCTCCAGGCCTCAATCAATAGGGGCCAGAATCAGTTATTGCAACAGGTGGCATGGGGTGTGCCTCTTGAAAAATCATCATCTCCAGCATGGGGTGTGGTTGGAAACACCGTGCTTAGGGATGAGTATCTTTCCCATGTTGGCCGGATCTTCCTGACCAATGATGGCAAGGCTGCAAAGCTTTCTGCCTCTGATAGCTCCATTTTCGCTGATGGTACGGCTCTCGATGAAACTCAGGGACATGTGATGTTCTATGCTCCAAAGCTCTATTATCTTGTTCAGACTGATGCAGAAAGCGGTCTTACATATCTCTGGATGAGCCAGATTCCGATTGCTGGCCACTTCATCCCAGAGAGCTGTTTCGGTGCATATATGGGTTACATGAATGGTTCAGCACTGACATCCAGAAGCGGTGTGAATGTTACAGCTTCAAAGACAATTACTGCATACTGGAATGCTGCACAGGTTAATGGCGTGAATTTCGGTTTGATAAATTATGATCATCAGAGGTTGATGATTATGCTCAATCTAATGAAATTCGGGAATCCTAACTGCCAGGTTAATATTGGCTATGGTACAGGTGGAAGCGGTACTGGCTTGGATATATTTTCAGAAGCCGCCAAATTGCAAACTGGTGCTACTAAATCTTTAGGAGATGCATGTGGTAAGATAGACATTACTCTGACAAAGACTACCAGCGACAATAAGACTCTTACTACCCAAAATGCCAGCAGGGTAAATCTATTTGGCATTGAGGATGCCTGGTGCTGGTATTGGTGCATGCTTCAAGGCCTCTATTTCGGCTCTTCAAATAATGATGGTCAGGATGGAAGTGAAGTGTTTATTTATGAAGGGAACCGGTTGCCTTCTTCCACTGAACTTGCTACTCACCCAGAAGGAAATTACAGGCAGATAGTAAGACCTGTTTCACCTTTCTATCCAAAAGCCTGGGTTCTTGGAGAATACTTTGACATCCTGGCAAAAACAAGTGGAGGTAGCACATCGTCATATTGGTGTGATTATTTTTATGCGAATGCTACTGGCCAGCTTGCGTTGTGGGGCGGTTCTGCGAA